GAACAACAAAGTTACAGTGGCTGACCCATCAGGTGTTGAAAAACTCCTTGAGTCTAAACGAGTACTATTGGATGAGTTCATCTCTAACATTGACTTCGCTCTAAGTGAGATCAATGCTAAAACAGAGGTTGAGATTTAATCTCTCCTCTAAATGACTTAGTTGTACAGTATCGAAAACGATAAACATTCACTCATCTTACAGCCCACCATAGATGTTAAAGAGATAAGGGCAAACAAAACATAAATTGAAAGTTTCATTTGAGGAAACATACTTTATAATCGTATAGGAAATATACAAACTTAAATGTAAAGTTCAAATCTAAGAAGCTGTAAAGATTAATGTTAAAACTTATAAATTTCTAACTTTCTAACCTTATAAAGGAATAAAGTTTAAATTTATCTAAAACCTCAGAAAAAGTTTACTGTGGTAGTGAAGATTGACATTTCGTTTGTACTGAGCTGGTACTGTATAACTAAGTTATTTAGAGATAAATAACTGACAAATGGGATTGAAGTTATGGGCGATAACAGGATTCGATGGGAGCACGAGTGATCGTTAAGCATGTATCCGACTGATGACGTAATCATCACCAAAACATAACTGCAAACAATACAAGTTACAAATCTACTACTGCATCTGCAGCATTCGCAGCTTAATCGCTGAACGTAGGTAAGTCAGCCACACTTACATAACCCAACGTGGCATCTTTTTTCAATCCCTTTTTGTTTTATCGAACTGATACGTGAAGTGTTTTTCGGTAGTGCTTTTAGACCGGGGTTCGATTCCCCGATCGTCCACCATACAATCAGATGAAAGTTTTTATATAATTTTTAAAAATAAGACTTATATAAGTACTTTTATCCAAAAAATTAAGTACTGTTATGTTATAATGTTACAAATTCAAAAAGACAAAAGGATTACAAATGAATAAAGCAGAATTGATTGCTAAAGTTGCTGAAACACTAGGAACATCTAAAGCAGATGCAGGAAAAACAGTTGAGGCTGTTGTAGGTGCTATTATCGAAGGTACTGTTGCTACAGGTGAGTGTGTTGTTCCAGGTTTGGGTAAATTGAAACTTACTGATGTTGCCGCATCTTCAGGTGTTGCGATGGGTAAAAAATGGGAAAAACCTGCACACAAAAAAGTTAAACTCAATCTTTCAGCTGAAGGTAAAACTTTAGGTAACTAAATGTTACCCCTCAGAGAATTCTCTGAGGAGATTGAATCTTCTTTAAGAATTTTTAAGGGAAAGTTTTTAAAGGTGATTTAATGAATCCGGCCAATTTATATAATTATGACCAAACATTAATAGATGCTATTAATTTGTGTAACATATTTAGTCATGCAGAGAAATATAACATAGCATTGTTCTTCAGATACATAGAAGAAAAAGACATAGATTACAGTACAGTGGATGCTTATTGTTCTATTATAGAAATATTATTAGAAGAGTATCAGCTAAAAGATTATGATCTACAGTACACACCCGCAGTAGTAGATGATAATGGTAGAATCGTACCATATCAACCTCTCGATACAATCATTACGCTAGACTTTATTAAAAGTGTAGAGAACTTAAATGCTAATGACCTGGAATGTTTCAATAGAAGTCAGCATCAAGAACTCTTACTCAACTTCCAACAAGCAACCATTAATGGTATGAAATTTCAATTGAAATACGCACTTGACACGTTGTATCATATTAGGACCGAAACATTTATTTGGGATGTATTAGGTATTAGTTGATCCTCTTAACCTTCTTATAAGCATAGTTACTGTATAATTATTGTAACAAAAGAGATAAGAAGGAAAGAAAATGACAAACGTTATTAACTCACTCAAAGAAAAGTTTGAAACACTAGGTAAAGAAGGTTACATTCTTGATATCGATACTGATTCATTGATAGCTCGTCTTAAACGTGTTTCTAAACGTGCTCGTTTCGGTTACAAACAAGAGTGGGCTTATCGTTTCAAATCTTTAGACGCTCTCTTAACATTTGTTGAAAAAGATTATAACAGCCGTATCAAAAGTATAGAATCATCTGCTACTCGTAAAACTGAACGTAAAGAGAACGCTAAGAAACAAGCAAACAGTGTAAACGTAGGTGACATTTTCTGCTATTCTTGGGGTTGGGAACAAACTAACGTAGACTTCTATCAAGTAGTAGAGAAGCCTTCTTCTGCTACTGTTATCGTTCGTCCTATCAATTACAAAACACTTGAAGAGTGTTCATGGGCTTCTGAATATGTTCGTCCAGTTAAAGATTCATTCGTAGGTGAAAGAACTGAAAAGGTTCGTCTTAACGGTACATCATTCAAACGTTCATGTGGATACGCTTCAAAAGTAGACTCTCCTGAAACTTCTAAACACTATCATTCTTGGTATGCTTGATATTTAATCAAATCTCTTAACCTTCTTATAAACATAGTTACTGTATAATTATTGTAACAAAAGAGATAAGAAGGAAAGAAAATGACTACAATTCGTGACTACAACATCAACTTAAACATCAAACGTGAAATTAATCTACAAACCCGTCGCGTACCTGACAAGTCTAAGTACTCACGTAAACAAAAACACAAAACAAACTACTAAGAAGGAAATGATATGTTACCTAAATTCATCTTGCTTGAAAAGCGTGTAAATTCAACCGACGTATGTGAAGCATGTGGTCGCCCTATCAAACACTGTTATGTAGTTAAAGATACTGAAAACAATATTACTCATAATATCGGTTCAGGTTGTGCTAAAAAACTTACAGGTGAAACTATTAAACAATTGTATGCTAATAAAAAACTTACTGAAAGTATTGTAAAACAGATAGACATAGAAAATAACGGTAAAGAACGTGTACAAACCTTTCGAGAAATCAATCCTGAGATGATGGCTTTCATCGAGAACAGCAATAACTCTTTCATTATGGACATGAAAGCTAATATTGAACGTTATGGTACACTTTCACCTAAGCAATATGCTGTAGTGTACAGTATGATGCTTAAACCCGCAGAACTACCTTGTAGAGTGAAAGACCTTGAGTGTACGCTTATTCGAGTGAAACAAGATTATAATCACTTTACAGGTGGTAATTCTGTGACTCTTTTTTGTGAGACGGTAGAAAAAGAATTGGTACGGGTTTTCTTTTCATCAATTACAGAAGGATTAAACGACTTCATGCTCAAAAGTGGTGCGACTCGCTATGACGGTGAGATGAATCCCGACATTATGGCTATGGGTTTGAAACTTCGGGTATCAGGATCTAACGATTCGTATAAACTCAAACGTGCCAAAGTAACGTTGGCATAAATACACTTAAAGGAGAGTGTAATGAAATTCAGTGAACTAATTTTAGAGGCTAGAGGTACTGGTATAACGTTTGTAGATATCGATGAAACGTTATTCAGTACAAATGCTCTTATATATGTAGTAAAAGATGGTACCGTTATTAAAAAACTTACCAACGCTGAATTTAACACATACTCACTAGCAGAGGGAGAAACATTCGACTTCCGGGAGTTCAAAGACTCTGAGCTTTTCTCTAACACATCAAAACCCATAGAGACAATGATTAACAAAGTAGTAGCTATGTTTAAGAACATATCTGCTGCAGGTTCAGAGATGTATCTGCTCACTGCTAGAGGTGACTTCAATGATAAGGACAAGTTCCTAGAGTTCTTACGTTCATATAACATTAAGGTAGGTCATATTAAAGACGGTCATATACACGTTATACGAGCAGGTAACGAACCGGGATCTAGTGCTATGAGAAAACAAACCATCATTAGAGACTTCTTACAAACTGAAAAATATGAGAGAGTCCGACTGTACGATGACGCTAAAAGCAATCTAACAGCATTCATAGCTCTTAAAGATGAATTTCCTAATGTAACGTTTGAAGCATTTATAGTTGACCACGGGAAAGTATCTAAGTTCAAGTCTTAACCTTCCTCTAAGGTGTTTATGTGTATAATACGTGTACATTAAGAGATAAGGAAAGAATAAATGGAATATCTATCAATTTCAGGGAACAAACTTCGTTTTAAAACAGGTGATGAGTATCTTGTAAGAGCACTTAAATCAGACGGTTCTTTTGAGTTACGTGGTGAAAAATTCTTGTTCGACTCTAAATCAAAAGAGATTCAAATATTCTCCGAACCTTCTAAGCCAGATTTTGACATCAACGAACGTTATCAGTACCTTGCTGAGTTTGTTGATATGACTATCGATTCTATTATCCCATCTGTTATCATCTGTGGTGAAGCAGGTCTTGGTAAGTCACACACTGTTCTCGAACGTTTTGCCAAGAAAGGTAAGCGTAAAGAACAAGACTATGTTATAGTTAAAGGATACTCTACATCCAAAGGTCTCTATAAAATCCTTTGGGAGAATCGCAACAAAACTATCGTTCTTGATGATATTGATTCAGTTCTTAAGGATGATGTTTCACTTAACCTTCTTAAAGCGGCACTTGACTCTTATAGTGAGCGTATAGTTACATGGAACTCTGTAGGATTCATAGATGATGGTCTACCTACATCATTTGAGTTCAACGGTCAAGTTGTATTCATCACAAACAAATCACTTGAATCACTTGATAGTGCTGTTAAATCACGTGCATTGGCAGTCGACGTTACAATGAATACTGAAGAGAAAATCACTCGTATGCGTGAGATCGTTAAGACTATGATTCCCGAAGTCAATCTTAGCACAAAAAATAAAGTCATAGACTTCATTGAAGAGAATGCTAATGTTGCTAAAGAACTCAACTTCCGTACACTTATCAAAGCAATCAAAATTTATGAAACGACTCAGAGTATGCGTCCTGTACAGTACATGCTTTGTAACTCATAAGGAGAAACAATGTTTAACAGTATCATATACTCAACTGGTACTAAAGTGATAAAATTATCACATAAACCTTTTAAGTCTGGTAGCGTAGTCAACACTGTAAAAGAAGTAGTGATACATGTACAAACGGGTTTACCTGGATATACTTTTATTGAGGATGATTCAGTGGTAGAATGTCGGCGAGTTATATCTACAAAAAGTGAAATTATATGAAAGAGCTCGATAGCATTTATAATGACGGGTGGGTAGGTATCGACGAAGCTGGTAGGGGATGTGCCGGAGGTTCACTCTTCTTTGTAGGTGCTAAACTCAAACCAGGAGTAGATATATCACAAATAGCGTTTGCCAACGATTCAAAGAAAACAAGTCACATTCAACGCGTGTCAATGGCTAAACGTTTAAGAGAGCTTGTCCAAGTTTGCATCGTACAATCAAGTGCAGAGAGAGTAGATGAAATAGGACTATCTAAATGTATCTCCACATCGTTAGAAAAGATCAAGGAGACATTCGGAGACGTTAAGTATGTGTATGACGGAAACACATCGTACAAAGTACCTGACATCGAAACCGTAGTTAAAGGTGACGCTAAAGTATCTCTTATATCTGCGGCATCTATCTTTGCCAAGTTACGAAAAGATGTGGAGAGTCTTATGATTCATCAAGAGTATCCTGAGTACGGTTTCGATACTCATAGTGGATATATCAATGAGAAACATACCAACATGATTATTCAGTACGGTTATACAAAATATCACCGAAAGTCATATAACATCAAAAAATTAAGTGGGTTAAATATACCACAACGTTAACCGAGGAGGTGTAATGATACTTCATATCCCACATAGCTCTACAGTGTTTCCTGAACCTGTAGGAGCTTCTAACAACGACATCAACCTATTAACCGATTGGTTTGTAGATGAGTTATTCGTACACTCTAATTCTAGTAGAGTAGTATTCCCTTATAGCAGACTTTTTTGTGACGTAGAACGTTACAGAGATGATGCAGATGAACCTATGGCTGAAAAAGGACATGGTGTAGTATATAGAAAAGGTGCTACAGGTAACGTCATAGAACGTTCTCCGGACGACGAGGAGGCTGTTAGAGTAAATTATTATGACAAACATCATAAAGAGTTTGCGAAGACTGTTAGAGAGCATTTAACGATGTTCCCAAAGGTTGTCATCGTGGACTGTCATAGTTTTAGTGATACACCACTTGTACACGAAGAGTCTGGGTTTAGACCTGACATATGCTTAGGATATAATGAGCATTTTGAGTTAGTAGATGAGTTGGCTGACTATTTCGTAGGTAAAGGATATGATATAGGATTCAACGACCCTTTCAGTGGTGCTATCGTACCTGAAGAGTTCAAAGACGATCCGAGAGTAGAAAGCATTTTGATTGAAGTGAACCGTAGCCTTTACCTTACTGATAAATACGGTAAAAATGTAGAGTTCGACTTCATCAAAGACATTTTAAGCGGAGCTTTAAATATCGTCTCTAAATATGAGGTCACGTTCGACAAATAGGTGTCATATGATAAAATTTAGCCAATTACTAGAAGACTTCTTAAGCATAGGTAGACTATCACCTGAAGAACTGATAAAAGGTCAGCGTTTAACCACTGACGATACATTTGAAGAGGTAGACGGTAGAACATTCCATAACGTCATTGTAAAGATCAGAGACAATGACATAGCCAGAGGTGATAAGTCTAAAGGACTTGATACTCTTACTGTTTATAATGTAAGTGACTATAAGAAAATGAGATGCTTCTTAGGTAAGAATAACAGTTCCGGTTACGCACTCAAAAAGACTGAACTAGTATCTGTATTCAGCTCACAAAATTCAAGTGGTACATCTATAGTTCAAGATGCCATAAGAAACGGTGCTAAACACTTAGATTGCTTTGCTACTATCGACAAAGACGGTGAAGTATCAGGTGCTCTATTCTCTCTGTACAGTAGAAATGGGTTTGTGATAGATAAATCAATGAACTCAGGTACACCAGGTGAGGCTTACTCTATTCAAAAAGGTATTAGCAGATATGTTAATGACGATGGAGAAGTTGAACCCAACAATCCTAACGTAGTAGTATTCATGAAACTTAAGTAAGGTGTAAGGTAAGTTTAGTTATAATATCACAAATAAGGAGATATTATGACTATTTCAAGACTTAACATCGACGGTAGCACTCTTCCTACTCAGGACTTCTTAGACCTAATCATGGCAATGAGAGACATTAGAAACAATAATATCAAAGTCATCTATAGAGATGGTTACTCTCTATCAAGAAAACATACTGAATACTCACGTGATAATCAAGGTAATTGGTGGATGCTTCAAGATAAAGGTACACCTGCTAATCAGAGAGTACGTGTAAATAAAGAAGATGGACAGTACAGTATTCAATATATTTAAGTCCTAGTATGTTATAATACACAAAATCAAAGGACACCATATGAAAGAGCAAAGCTATGGGGTCTGTATATACAGGTTACGCTCTGAGGTTGAAATCCTCTTAATGAAACCGAAAGGTGGGTCACAATGGGGATTCATAAAGGGTAAGTTAGAAAAAGGTGAGCACCAAAAAGAGTGTGCGGTAAGAGAGTGTTTTGAAGAGACTGGGATTGTAATCGACCCAAGGGATTTAGAGCACATGTTCTACAGACCGACTAAACGGAAAAATATAGGTATATTTCTCGTTAAAGAGGAATATGTTGACATGACTAATATAGTGCTATGTCCCAAAGAAACGGAAGAGATATCTTGGTTTAGTTTCGATCAAACATTAAACGATATTGAAATCCATAACAATCAAAAAAAGATACTGAAAGACATTTTAGATTACTTTAGATCAATTTAAAGGAATGATATGACAACCGATCATGTAGAACTTATAAACATAGGTTCTGCTTATCTCATAGAAGCATTTGTAGATTCAGTTACCCCTTTTCACTTAGTCATGGAAACAGGTAATTGGGAACCACCTTTACCTTTAGAACTAATGGACATGGGAAGCGTTTTATTTAGTTTTGTAGATGACACATTAAGAGAATGTATCAATACACCGGGTGGTTTGTACCTATTTGTTAGTATCAACGGTAATGAATACACTTATGAAGTGAACGACCAATCTATCATTCATGCTATTTTTGCAGACTCTGAAGAGTTTCCAGGTAAACCTGGCAAGATAATCTTCAATCGACCTAAAGTACAACTTGAAGAGAGTTACGACGACGAGGAAGAAGGTAAGCGACATAGTATGGATATGTTCTTATCCAATCCGGACAATGAGAAATTTTTTAAAACATAAGGAAAGATAATGTCAAAATACCACAAACCTCTTATGGAGACTGCTTACGTATGGGCGAAAATGTCTTCATGTGTACGTCGTCAAGTAGGAGCTGTACTATCCAAAGACAGTAGGATCCTAGCGACTGGTTATAACGGGACAATCAAAGGTACTGATAATTGTTGCGAAGAGTCGTGTCCTATGTGTAACGGTAGAGGGTTCATCAATGATGATTCTTTAATGGGTGGTCATAACTGCCCTAAATGTACAGGATCGGGAAGGGCATCGAGTGATTTTGTGCTACATGCCGAACAGAACGTAATCGCTTTTTGTGCTCGAAATGGAATTCCTACAGAAGGTACATCAATGTACATCACTCTAAGTCCGTGTAAGCAGTGTGCTAAGATGATTGCTCAGTCGGGAATCAAAGAGGTCTTTTACTCAATCGAATACAAAGACACTGAAGGAATCGAATACTTACGTAAAGTGGGTGTATCGGCTACACTATTAAGTCCTGATACGTTATAATGACATTTTAAACAAAGGATAATTATGACTGAATTGGGTATCAAATACAAACGACCTAAAGTATTTTTGTTAGCAAACACTGGTATTGGTAATGCTGAATTTGCGGCGCGTACATGTTATGATAGTTTCGACAAATCAGAGAACGACGATATCATTAGACTCAATGAACTATCATGTGTTGATGATGTTGAGTCTATGGTTTTTACGAGCGCTTTAAGAGGAGTTGAAGCACTTGAAGATAGTGACTTGCTCAAGCAATTGTCATTTGTACACTTCCATCACTCTGTACTTGAACATAATGTACTTACATTCCTAATCAAAGGAACGTCACGTGGTGTACTCCAGGAACTCGCTAGACATCGAATCGCATCTTACTCTGTTAGAAGTACTCGTTACACGTTAGATGATTTATTGTACATCTTTATCGCATCACACTTGGTATTCAACGACCTGGGTAGCAAAAACCTCTTCATAGGTGAAGCTCTTGAATTGGACTTGTTAGTGACCGAAACAAAAGAGTACAACTCAATCGAATTGGGTGGCATTTATGATAAATTACTACATCAATATATTTTGGTTGGTAAAGAAGAGTTCGTAAGAGCAATATGCCCTAAAGAGACTGCTGAGAAACTTTTAGCAGACGGCTTTGACAATTATGAGGAAGCTCTCGATGAGATGAGACTCAAAAAGAAACGTAATGCTGGTGATAAATTCAAGCACATCATCACTGATAACTTTAAAGTTGACTTAATTTGGACTATTAATCTGCGCTCACTAAGAAACTTCCTTGAGTTACGAGACAGTGGTGCTGCATGGTTTCAAATCAGATGGTTAGCTGAAGAGGTCAAGAACGTTATGCCGGCATCATCTAAGAAACTTATCTTCAAGAATTATGAAGGTTAAGTTCTTCTTAAGCAATTAAGATATATACTTACATAGAAGGAAAGAACAATGAAAGTAAAACGAATCAAATGTTTAGCATGTAACACTGTTTTAACAGCAGATTGGGAAGAAGGACAGACCTTCTCCAAATGTGGATGCTCAAACGGAACATCAATCGAAAACTATTTCAAACTCTCTCAACCGGGTACAATAGTAAGAGCATTAGACAAAAGTAAAGTGGAAGCTCAACTACTATATGACACCGAATGGGGTAAAGCGGGTGATTGGTGGGTATTAGCAGAACCTGAAGATGAGAACACTCCTAAGTTCACTATGTGGATGGGTAAAATTGAAGAAGGAGGTTTCACTGGTGGCTTAATAGTTACGTTCAAAACGTCTCCTATGACCTTTAACGAGTGTCGAACATATATAAAGACAAATAGAGTAATGACTACAGACGGTAGAGTGTATCACTTAATGAAAGGATTGGAAGATGTTTAACACACAAATCAAAGAAATTTTAGACATGATCGATGAGAACACCCGTGTCATCTCTGATACTCATTTTGGACACGAAAACATTCTGACATTTGAACCTATCAGAAACACTACTATGAGAATCGATGGGTATGAGAATCATGACCAGTGGTTAATCGACAACTGGAATTCATCTGTAAAACCCGATGATGTAGTGTTGCATTTAGGTGACTTCGCATTTAAGATGATTCAAGACGTTCAGCATTTGTTAAACGGTCGAAAGATCCTCATCTTAGGTAATCATGATAGAAAAGGCATTCAGACATACAATGCTTTCGAACATGTTATTAGAGGTCTGTGGGTTCAAAAGGACGAGTACTACTTAGGGACCCATACAACGGATGAATTGTTCTCTGTGCTCATTAAAGAGATCAATGGCAAAAAAGTAATGTTCAGTCATTACCCGGTAGATGAAAGAGAAATCGACTTTGATCGCCGAGGTAATTTGACTAAACGAATTCAGACTTGTAAGGACCTGTATTACTCATATGAATGTGAAATAAATGTTCATGGGCACACCCACTCAAATCTGATGCAGGACCGGGACACACGAAAATTCAAAAACGTATGCGTCGAACACATAGGGTTTATCCCTAAAAAATTAAAAGATATACTATAAGAAGGATAGAAAATGCTTATAAAACACAAAAACAACCCAATCATCAACTTAAATAATGTGAGCAATGTATTCATTGATCGGAAAAGCAATAAAGTCGTATTCAATATGAGTCATAGCGTAAAGCTAACAGATGTAATTACCGCAGACTATGAGTACTGGACTTACACTGATATTAACGAAATTCAAGAGTACTTACATAAAGCACTTACATCAAGTGGATTTATCGAGCCAAACAACATCTATAACCGTTATGTCAATATGAGTAAAGTCAGCTCTATCAAAACTGATGATAGAACATTTAAGGTTATTTTCAACTTGACATGTACAGTTACCCACCCTGATGATGTCAAGAAAATTAAAGCGGGAATGAGCATCCCACTTAACAAACAGCGATTAACATCTGATTTTGTGTTTATTCGTTTCAACTCAGCCGATGAGTACTATGATTATATGGACTCACTTGAAGCTTTCATTAGCAGCGACCTAATTGTTATGTAACTTTAAGTTTATTATGATATAATTATACATAACAAAAGAAGGAATCAAGATGAAACAAACTACACAAACAGCTCAAAACACAAACGTAGCCTACGGTAAAATTGAAGGTAATGCTCTATTATACAAAGGTAAGTACTATGCTATTGTACTTGTAGGTGATGGGGTATTGTTCTTAGACACTGATAAACTTTTCGGTAAAGTAGGAGATGAGTTTCCTCTTTCACTGGTTCGTTAATATAAATACCCACAAAAAGTGGGTACAATTATGCAATCATTCTCCCAACACTTAAACGAGTTAAGTGAATCTAAACTCATTGAAGAAGCTGACCTTTTAATAGAAGCCGTCAAGAGAGTTCCAGTAGATGCTAAAAATATAAGAATGGCATTGAATAAAATGGACAACCTTAAAAGTGACATTGACTCTTTAAAAATGATTAGCGACCTCTTAACACAATTCAAAGCTTTTGTTCTATACAAACCTAAGTTAGCCAACATGAATGATTACATGGCTCTCAGAGTTAAAATATCAGGTATGATACTAGATGTAATGAAATCATGTGACAAAATCCTACAAAAAGCTAGCATCCCTGAAATATATGATATTAAAACTCTCATGGCTAGCATATCCGCTACTGTACAGAATCTAGTCCGTAAAAATGCACCTGACTATAAAGGTGAGCTACCTTCCATTGAAGCTAAAGCTAGAGCAAGAGAACGTGAGTATCAAGCTATTACCAGAGGTAAAAAAATAAAAATGGGACCTAGACCTGCTTAATGTTGTTATAAGGTTCCTTCTGATATAATTATACATATCAAAAAGAAGGAACAACATGTCAAAAGCACCATCAGCAAAGAGTTTTAAAGGGTTAGAGTCACTTTCTCAGTTCAAAGGTAAACTACCTAAAACAGGTACAACTGGCACAAAAGGTGATAAATTCGGTCGTATCGAAAACAACTGTTTATTTTTTAACGGTGAGTGGTACTCGATTAACTACGTAGGAGATGGAGCTATCTTCTTAAACACACAAAACAAATTATTCGGGGATAATGGTGACGAATTTCCTCTAAGTCTAATTCGCTAAGGAGCAACAAATGGGTGGTAACGTATTCAAAGGTAAGACTGATAGAATCAAACGAGAGCATATATCTATCACATTGGATAAATACTACTCAGAACTGTCTAAGCTGTTTCCTAAGAAAAAAGAAATATTTAGGGATTTTAAACCCGTAGGTTCAGTGGGTAAGAAACCTACGTCAGGTGACATCGACTTAGCAATCGACACTTCTATGCTAGTAGACAAACATTTTAGCGATGAGAGTATTGAACAATGGGGTATCAACCCGGAAGATGTTAAGAGTACATTTGAAGTGATGAAAAAAAGAGCTAAGACAGCGACTGATGCTCAAGTAATGATGAGAGCATTCCTTACTATGTTAGCCAAAGAAATCAACAAAAGAACACCTAATATCTTTTGTGATGAAGGCAAAATAACACCTGGTAATATATTCTCACTATATCCTCAATATGATGAAGAGGGTAATAAACTCGATATCGGTGTTCAAATCGACTGGATGGTAGGGGATATCGAATGGTTAGAGTTCTCGTACTACAGTGAGGAATACAAGGGTGCTGTTAAAGGTCTCCATAGAACTCAGCTCATGTTAAGTATGTTCACTAACTTAGGAATGATTTTCAATCACTCACAAGGTGTTAAACTCAAATCAACGGGTGAAGTTTTGGCATCGAAACCTTCTGAAGCAATCGAAGTTCTTAATAAGTCATATAACATCAAGTTAACACCTGCTATAATGGCTAATTACTTTGATCTAATCAAGTACATTAATACACATTTAGACAAATCGATATACGATTCCATTATCGCTATATATCTAAGAATCCTAGATAGTACTAGATGTGACATTCCAGAAGACTTACAAAAAACTTGGAAAGATCGTCAAGGTGAATTGGGATTGACAGGTAAGTTTTTACCACCTGAAAGTAAACTTAATGAATCAAAGGTACTTCCTGGGTTTAAAGAGTTCTTAACCGAGAATGATGTATAATACACTATCAACAAAAAAGGATAGTTATGTCAGGTGTATCAGGTTCAGACAGAATTAGCAGAGATCAGTTCGATGTAGTATTAAAGGATTACGAAAGTAAAGTCCTAAAACTGATTCCTGGTTATAAATGTCTAAGTGTCTCAGGATCGTACAACTCGGACCTATCTAAACAAGACTTTGGTGACATGGACTTAATCGTTCAATTTGACACCCCACTATCTAAAAAAGACCTCAAAATGTTGATGGTCAATTTCTTCAATACTTTACCTCATAATGTTGTGTTACCTTTCACTTCAGAAAAATATGCAGGTAAGCGTACATATAACTCGGGTGAAATAGTTACAATCAATTATCCTCAAGGTAACGGTAAGAGTGTACAAATCGATAACATCATCTCTCTATCTGATACCGAGACTACATTCAAACAGAAATTTCTTGATATGCCGGCAAATAAACAAGGTCTAATCCTAGGTTTGATAAAAGTAGCCGTTCAACTTGAAGATAATATTGAAGATCGTATAGGTATCAACTTTCCATCTATCAGCACTGATGAAGTGTATGAGTTTAACCTTTCATCTGTAGAACTTCAGCTACGCGGAGTCGAGTACAAAATGATCGACAGCAAGTTTAAACAGTACGGGAAAGAAGTTCTTTGGAGAACACGTGATTGGGATTTTGTCGTCAAATTGCTAGATAAATACAATTTAGATACATCATTTGAAGACCTGCTTGAACAAGTGAAAGAACTTGTAAAAGACACTCGTGCTAGAACGCGAATTGTAGGTGTGTTCAAGACTATGATTACTGTTAAGTCAGGAGAAGTAGGAACACAAAAAGGTCAAGATAAGATTGATTCAATTAAACTAATAGAGACGCTAGTATGAATTACTTCAAATCACTATGTGAAAACAATGGCAGTGTAGGTTTGATGGTTGGTAGATTCCAGCCTCTAACAAAGGCTCACACCCAAATCATTGAGACTATATCAAAAGAGAATGACAGTGGTATTATTTTCTTAGTGAAAGGTAAAGACTCTTCAAAAGACAAAGAAAAGAACCCATTTGATGTCGATATTCAGCAAAAGCTGTTAAAAGCTGTATTACCCGGGAACATGTCAATTGTAGTCCTACCTTCAGGATTTTTCGTTGATTACATCAATGAGCTACCTGAAAGCACATTCAATATATATGCTGGAACTGATAGAATAAAAGCATATGAATCCTTCACCAAGTACATGGCTGAAGGTAAGACCTTAAGCATTAAAGAGATTGTCAGAGGTGATGATGATATATCAGCCACCAAAGTACGAAACTCTCTAAAAGAAGATGATATTGAATCGTTTAAGAAATTGACAGACGCTAGAGTACATAAGTTCTTTGAAGAGTTAAAGGGGTACTTATAATGGCGGCGTTCGGATATGATGACATTAAGAAGCATGAAGGCATTTACATGCTTAAGCTCTTACATGATATCAAAGAAAGTAACAAAGTCCTATTAGCGGATAAGTCAAAACCTATTATTAAATTCGATAAAACCCTTCAAAAAGCATATGATTACGCTAATGAAGTTAAACTGGGTATGTTATATAGAGTTCTATATAAAGAGCCTGTTTTTACTACTCATATGGGTGAAAAAATTCTACTAACCAAGATTGAAAAGACTCCTTATTCTATGGGTGACAAAAATAAACCAACCACACAGGAACAAGAAGTAATAACCGCTAACATATTTCGTTTATTGCTTTCGAGTTCCACACCTGATTATGAACTGTTTGATGATGCAGTAGAAGAATTACAGAAATTGGTTAAGTTTGATATAAGGTCTAGCACTGAATGGTACAAATCATTTAGAGTTCAGTTCGATGAGATCAGAGACTTAACAAAGCTACCTAATAGTACGTTTGATGTGTACAATAGAGACGGTGGGTTTATGAACTATGTGATAAATCTTGTTAAAGAAGCATACGGCATATCACAAAAAGATGCATGGAACCCGGCAGACATATGGCTAATCAATAGTAGTAGAAAACACAAATACGATGAAGAGCTGGAAAATATTCGCAGAGGTAAAGTAGAAGACAAATCACCTGCTAGATTGAATGAATTACTACGTCACGCGTTTAATAAGAATGATATAGTAGGTGTATCACTCAAAAAGAATAATGGTAAGAAAGCATTTTATGACCTAGTTAACTTAGAAGTGAAAGACCATAGCAAATACATAGGTACATCATTCAAACATTACAGTATAAACACATCATTTGATGGAAGAAAAAAAGAGTTTGATGTGGTGTCGAGTAACTTAGCTATAGATCATAACGGAACTCCGTATGACTGTTATATAAGAAGAAATACGGGTGAAAGCATAGGTAGAAACGTTTACGAGTTCACAGGTAAAAATGCTACGGCTCAACTAGGTAAAGTACCACTGGATTACCTTTCAAGATATATTAAGGAACAAGGTGGAATGGGTGTTCCAGACCACTCTAAACTACCTAAGACAGTCGAAAAGCTACTATCTGAAAGATCAAAATGGATTACTAGACTTAAGAGAATTCATTCGTCTAAGCTTATAAAGAACAAAGATAAAAGTTCACCTGAAGAAATTTTTGCCAACATGGTTTCATCATACAAAGCAAAAAATGAACTAAATAGCACATCATCTGCGGTGTTTCAGATCATTTTATTCGCTTATACGTTATCTAAAATAAAAAATATAGATGAGTTTAGCACTGATATATTCTTTGCTTCACAAAAGAAAGGTAAAGAATTTGGACCTTTCGGTAAATTGTACTAAGGAATCATTATGAATGAAGAAACAACAACCGCAGATATAGCAAATGTACCCACTAGCATGGGTGTCATTAGAAGACCTACATTTAAAGAGTATATCAAGAAAAGAAAGGCTAAGCCTACTAAAGATATAAATACAACAACTACAACGAAAGGAATGTAATGTTCTATAAAAACTTAAAAACAGGTGAAATTGGGGAATTAATATACAGTGACAATGAGTTCTGTATATATGTCTCACTTGAGGAAATTGAGAAGTTGGAAGGTGAACTTAATGGACAAATCTTCTATGGTAACAAGAAAACATTCAAAAAGAGCTGGAAAAAGGCTAAAGTGACATGTCCCGGGTTAGAAGATGAAACAAAGAAGCAAATCATTGACATCTTCCTATATGACAGAAGCCACCTACAAGATGAAAATTACACCGATAGACTCATTCTACAAACACAATTAATGTACCAATAATACCCCTATAAATATGGGTATGAATACCATAAGATATCATGATTTAAACGAAATCCAACGAAATGCTTTATGTAATGGGTGTGGTGGTAAAGGTGGTTTGATTAACCCACCTGAGTTTCTGTTTAATGCTTCATGTAATCAGCATGACTTCTACTACTGGCGGGGAGGAACCGAAGAAGATCGAAAAAAGGCTGATAATGACTTTTACGAGTTCATGAAACAAGACGCGGAAGCTGTAAATAATTGGCTAAAAAGAAAAACGTACAGACTAATAGCTTGGACATATTATAAAGCTGTTAGGATTCACGGTAAAAAGTTTTTTTATTACTCTACTAAACAGAGAGATATTGCAGATTTACACGTTATTCTTGCTATCTCTTAGCTGTTTTATAATGTCACTTGTACTCTCAGCATAAAAATTATTCTGAATATTAGTGACATTACCCACTTCAGGTTTGCTTACCTCTTCAAGTTTTTTCACTCTTGCTACGATATCACCGATATCTTTATATGTGCTACTCAATAATTTCATTGAACTATTAACCACCGAAATTAATTGACTATAACTACCTACCATTTCGGCGTCGGTGGGATTTATAACAATCTCATTAGTTATAGCGTCAATTACAAGCTTACCTTTAGTAACGGTATCCATCAGTGTAGACCTCATAGCCATGAAATCAGATTGTAGCATGTCCAATTGAAACATGTCACTTATGTTCATTGTGGGTAGATTTTTAACGTTACTTACTTCAGTTTCAATCACTTCCGTCATTTCTACTATTTGAGACTCAGCAATGTCAAAGCTCTTGGATATTTTTTCCATCTTAGACACTATCTTTTCAGCTTTAGGTCCGCTTTTTTCTAATGTCTTCTCTGTCTCTTCTATCTTGTCCTTAGTCTCTTGAACTTCTAAATTGAAATCGAAATTTAAGAAGTCTTCATCTTCTGCTAATGGCATGTTAACCTTTCTTATGGTGTTTGAGGGTCGTCTATGACCACATCATTTAAGCTATTATTCGAGTTTATTTCTACTGTATCATCGTCGAAAGCATGTTCTTCAATAGTCGTTACTACTTGTTTATTCGTTACGATATTAGCATACACATGTTCAATAACATTAGCATCTTTAATTGGTAAATATAAGTTTCCTCTAAGTACTAAATCAATATCCGCTGTTATGATTCTAACATCGTCATCGGTACCTGTATCTATAGGATACTCATATGTTATTCCGCCTAATTCAATAGGTACTGAGGTAGTCTCTTCAAAATAGTCAAGTTCTTTGATTCGAATATTCATAGTGGGTCTAAACAAAGGTAGTATTTGTTCTACTATCATTGTTATATCGCTCATTGTTCTAGCCATGATATGTAACGTGTAGTTTAAATTCCACGATACTGAGCTGGGTTGGAACTTTACAGGTTTACCGTTTTCATCATAAAATACTTTTTTTGCATACTTACTGATATCTCTTTGAGGTGCTCTATCCATAGAGTTGAATGATAATGCCATTTTAGGTAGCACGTTCTGTTCACCTGCACCAGCATTAGTGTAATCTTGTTCTATAAGATATATAGCTCGTTCACGTGTAGAAAAGACTATAGGTACATTAATTACTTTGAAGACGGTACCGTCTTCATTGTATCTAGGTACTTCTATATCGTTAAATACTTTTAATAAGGAAGTAGTGTACTTCCTTATAGAATTATGATGAAAATACATGAGTACCCTTAAATTAAGCTACTTTTTCCCAGTGTGAGAATGTGATTGTTACTGTAAATTCAGAAACGGTGTCGTTTGAATCGTCAGCTAGATCAACCGAAGTGATGTTTGAAGGCCAGCAGTTATAAAGTTTATAAGCAGATGTTGTATTGTTTTGCCCATCTAATTGCTCAACTTGCATATCTACCATATATTCACCGTTGTACTGCCAGTTTCTATAGTGACTCTCAACGTCATCTATATTTCTCATCCAGTTTTCAAATGCGTTTCTGATGTCAAGCGCTTGTGTGTTGTAAAAAGTCACGTCCCATGTAGAACCGTAAGATTTATCACCTGCGATAGGTAGTTTTCTACCTTGGTTATATACATCAATTACCCCGATTGTAGCTTCAGGGATTGAAGATGCTTTACACAGGATATCCATTTGATCGTCAGAAGGACCCCCACCTAAATGATTAAGCTTGATTCTGTACTTATTAGGTCTAGCACCCGCTTTAAGTTCTCTTTTGATATTTTGTAAACTCATAAGAATCTCTCCTAGTTATTTGTTTATTGTATTTATAAATACTTCAAAACTTATATAGGACTTAACATGGCAATGCACCCATTACAAGCTACTAAATCGATACTGTGGTATAAAGCCAATACGTTTTTCTTCAATGCTAAACCCACAAAAGGTAGTGATTTATGTGACCCGGATTTATTTGTGGCTTCAGTCAGCAATGTTGAAGTGCCGGATATAGCAAACGAAAACTTTGAAGAGTACTATGCAGGGATGTGGTACACTGCACCTGGAAGAAACTCAATATATCAATTGACGGCTACATTTAAGAATCCTGAAGGTATAAACTTATATGATAAATTCTCTCAGTATTTAGTAATGACACGTAAAGACTATTTCGACGACATTAAATGGACTCTTCAGGTAGACTCGGAGAACCCGGGTAGAAGTAGACATAGTATTTTATGGGTCGATAACGCTTTACTAGTGGGTGTAAGCAATATAACATTCGATCACTCATTAGATCAAATATTAGAATTCTCGGTTACATGGAAGTTCGCGCTGTTCAATGAAGAAGCTGCAATCGTAACCGGTGGACTATAAATAAATTAAATTAAAGACATGAAAGGAATTCTATGCTACCAATAGAAAATTCATATAGTTACAGTACAGTTATAGGTAACGGTACTAAAGTAAAGTTCAGACCTTGGAAGACAAAAGACGAAAAGGCGTTCTTAACATTTGTAGAATCTACGGATACTGTCACAGATGATGATTTTTTCAATTATCTATTAAAGCCATGTATGGAGAATCCAAACATATATATGACTTCAGCGGACATTCAGAAACTTTTGATTGAGATCCGTAAAGTATCTATGGGTGAAACATTCGAAATGAAGTTCATTTGTAAGAGTGACACGTGTGGTAAAGTAAATGAGATCGAGGTTGAATTTGATGATATCGTTGACTACAGATTAGACACTGTTAAAGAGTTCTCTTTACCTGAAGCAGAGATTAAGGTTACTTTCGGTCAGATAAAAAATGTTGACTTCTTTAAAGAAAAATCTAAGGGTAAATCGGCAATTGAAGTATCATTCATAGAAATGATCCTAAGAATTGAAAAGATCGAATACAAAGGTGAAGTTTATGATAGCTTCAAATACGATGAAGTGTATCAATTTATAGACAATTTAGACGTTAAGATATTTGATAAACTTATCGCTTATTACAGTGAGAATAAATCTAATATTAAAATCGAAGGTACATTTAAGTGTGCGTTTTGTAACTCAGATAACGCATTCTATTTTGATGAGATCCCCAATTTTTTAGCGGGATGGTAAGCGAAGACTCTCTCACTTCGCTTTACCAGGTATATCATAATTTGAAATATTTCGGTCATTACTCTATATTTGAAGTTGACGAAATGTTACCATACGAGAGGGGCATTTTCTTCAGTTTGACTAAGAAAACAATAGAAGAGATAAACAAAACTAGAGGTCAGAGGTAAACAGTTATGAATATAAAGAACTTTAATTCTAACACAGGAACACATAAAACATCAAGTGGTAAAGACCTTTCTGCTTTAGCACCTGATGCACCTCAAATAGAGAAAATATCTGAACAATTAACCGAACTAGAAGAGCAAATCGAACAATTATCCACTAAAGACTCTTATAGTCGAGAATCTAAACTACTTGAAGCAGTTGATAGATTAACTGAAGCAGTAGAAAAAAAAGAAGATGATAAACCAACGGTTAAACCTACATTTAATCCTGTAGCTAAAAAAACTAAACGAGCTAAAAAAGCCGAACCTACAGCACAAGCAAGTACAAGCACATCTGAGGACACAACAAAAGAAGCTGAAGCTATCGTATCTCAAATAAAGCATAGCAAAGATAAAAGAGGTATACACAAAAGTGCCAATTCTCTTAATATTATGCAGACAGCTACATTACAGGATTTTGCTCAGTTAAATGACATGTTAGGTAAAAAGATAGATGACAGTCTATCTACAGAGACTCCTAATATAAAAATGCCTAAACATGTATTCACTGAACAAGAGAAAAAATTACTACTAAAGGCCTCAAAACAGTCATCTACATCTCTCAAAGAAATATCAGGTACACTGAAGAAAATCCACGAGGATATGATTGACGAACAAAACACATCAATAGAGCTTCCTAAAAGGGCAAATAACCCGGATTGGGCTAAAACCAGTAGAGAGTCAAATAGACCAGAGATCACATCACCATACAGTAAAAATGGACAAGATCAGAACGGTTCAGGTGGGGGTTTACTTGCCGGTGCAGGAGGTGCTTTAGGTGCTTCTTGGTTATGTAGAAAGTACCCGGAAAAATGTAGAAAGTTAGGACTTGGGGGTCCTTTAGGGGCGGGGGACAACAAACCTGGAGGTAAACATCCTGCTGGAGTTGCTCACTTACCTACAGATAAACCTGAGATGGAAGGTGGTAAATTCTCTAAGTATGCCAAATACGGTAAAGCGGGTCTTGCTATAGGTGGGTTGGCTTATGGTTATAATGCTCTGTTTGGTGGTTCTTCAAATGGGGGGGTAAGCGGTATAGGTGACTTTTCGGCTGGCACACCTGCTAAAGACTTCAGTTCGAAACCTGCACCTGTAAGTTATACACCACCGGCAGTGTCAAAACCGACTTATGATCCTTCATTGTATAAACCGGATAATGGTAGTTTAACTAGCAAATATCAACCGAAAACAACCGGTAATCTATTACCTCCACCTCCATTATTGACATCGGGTACATCAAACGCTAACATAGGTTCTAGAGGTAATGTCAGAGGGACACTTGAAGATGCTGTTATAAGAGCAGATAACGGTGTTAACTTATCAGGTCTCAATAGTGGCATGAAACATAACTTGACAGGTATGGCTAATGAGTACTATGCTAGAACTGGCAAAAGATTGGTTGTCACGTCGGGTTATAGATCGATGGAAAAACAATCGAAGCTGTTCAATGAGGCTGTTAGGAAATATGGGTCAGTGGCTGCCGCTAGAAAATGGGTTGCCCCTCCGGGTAGCTCAATGCACAATCACGGGTTAGCTGTAGACATAGATTCTAAACAACTCAATAAAGCTGATTCAATGAGGCTATTGTCAAAATGGGGGTTTCACAGACCTATACATGAGAAATGGCATATGGAACCTCAAGGAATTGATAGAGGTAGCGTTCTAAAAGGTGGAAAAGCTAATGTAAGTAAATTGGGACCTTCTAAGAAGACTGCCGCTATAGCTGGAGCAGGTGCTGGGATGGCTGTAGGTTCTTCGCTAAAACCTAAACCTGAAAATGAACTTAAAGCTCCGGGTACTAAAGACCTCTCAGGACATGAAAAAGGTGCTAAATCGGCTCTTCAACAACCTAGTACTATAAATGGCGATCAAAGTACTATCAAAGGTGAATATAAAGACGACTGGAATCAGCTTCCAGCGTACAGTGAGTTCAAAGGTGATAATGGGTTTGACGGTCCTAGAAACAAAATGAGCACTAACTATGCTACAGCTAGTCATAACCCGGATGAATATGAAGGACCTGCTTATATGCAGAAGTTCGATATGGGTAAATTCTTGGGTATGACACCTGAAGATCAAAAATCTGCTTTAGGTGCAAATGCCGCAGCAAATAATACAGGAACACCTTCCAAAGGTAGCGACTCTAGTATATCGGATTACTTAGTACCTGCAGGTGCCGCAGTAGCTGGAGCAGGTGGATTGTATGCCGGTAAAAAGTATCTAGATAAACGTAAAGCTAATGCAGGTACAGTGGAAAAACCTACACCCAAAACAGATAAACCATTGAGTACATTTGATAAGCTTAAACAGTCTGCATCGGATAAATTGAGTAACGCTAAGAATAGCACTTCCAAATTCTTTACTAAACAGTACGAGAGAATACCTGAAAAGTACAGAACTAATCTAAAGAACAATACTAAAGCTATTTCTAGTAAAGTGTCGTCTGCTTATAACAGCACAAAAACAGTTATAGCTAACAACATACCGTCAAAAGGAGCTCTTGGTCTAGGTGCACTTGGAACAGGACTTGAAGTCTATAACGGTTACGACGCCCACAGTAAAGCAACGAATGAACATGGTAGGGACACTGCTATAGCAGGTACAGGTGGTAGTATTGCAGGTGGTATGGCAGGTGCTAGTTTAGGTGCTAGCGTCGGTTCTGTAGTACCTGGTGCAGGTACTATCGTAGGGGGTATCGTAGGGGGTATAGGAGGGAGTATCCTAGGTGAGAAAGGTACTACTGCTCTTATGAACAGATTTATGACTAAAGGTGAAGATTTTGTACATGACAGTCTTAAAAATAAAACAGCTGAAGAGAAAAAGTCTTACCTAGTTAGATCAATATTACCCGAGCTCAAACGAGTCGAAGATGATAGATCAATCAAGTTAGTGAATGACTACATAAAAAATACACTTGACCCACAAATAGCTAAAGATAAAAAGGCAATTTCAGATAAGTTAAGAAAACAAGCACTGAATGGATATGGGGATAAAAAATTACCTACGTTAACACCTCCAAAATCACCTTTCGAGACAGGTTATAGTGAGTTCGAATCTGAAATGCTAGATTTAGGACCTCAATGGACTGATATTGGAAACAAATATAAAGGTGATTCAGGATATATTAAGTTTCAAAAAGAGTTTATGGAGATGGACCGAGACTCCCAACAAGCTATCAGAGATCAAAATACGGACAAAGCGTCGAAAGAATTATTACGAAGATTCGATAAAGATGTTAAGAAAACAAGGGACGGTATCATAAAACAAAGCACTGATATTCAAACAGGTGTCATACCTTCAAACAATCCTATAGGGTCTACTATTAGTACACCTGAAATGATAGTTGAAAAAGGAGGATCTGAATCATCTAAGATCCAGATAAATAGTAACACTAAGGCACTGGCAAAAGAATCTGCTACAGAGACACAAGGTGCAACGAACAACGTTACTAATATTCATAAAAGTGATGCCAATACAGGTGCTAAAACTGAACAAGTCGTTACTAGAAACCACTTTTCTAAAGACGACTCAGTGGAACCTTTATTAGGTTATATGATGGCAAATAGATAAGGAGCGATAAATGCAATTCTTTTTTCCCGCAGACATTACAGCCCATAGGGATTATATTGCTATTATAGCAGAACAAGAAGTGGCTGATGTGTCGTTTCAAGAATTAATGGTTAAAACCGACTTAAAAATGAATTCACACATGGTTAACTTAGGTTATGCCATATTGCCAATCCCAGCAAACATTCAAGAGGGAATGATACATAACTGGAATGTAACATCGGGTCTTACTGAAGAGTTTCAACAAAAACTAGAAGATACGTTCGGTAGAGCGGGTATTGTATGGAACTCAGCTAAGAAGACTCTTTCTAGAAGCGGTGTTCACTTAGATCCTCACTACTTACAAACATACGAAGGTACAGCACCTAGAACGTTTGATATGGAGTGGGCGTTCATTCCTCAGAACAAAGACGAAGCGGACACCTTAAGAAACATGATTAAGACGTTTAAAGGGTGGGCTTCACCACAACCAGACTCTGCTAAAATCATGATCCAACAACCAGCAACATGGAAGTTAAAATTCAGCACTACAGTTGAAGATATGATTAGGTTTACTGATATGGTCGTTACTAATATCAGTGTCAACTACGCACCTAACGGGTACTCAGACTTCTTTAATGATGGGTTCCCAAAACAAGTGAATCTCAGTATCTCCTTCGCTGAAAGAAGAACTACGTACAGAGAGCACTGGTTGGGTGAAGGTACTTATTAAGAAAGGTTTAAGATATGGAAAATACATTAATGAATTTCGTTTATACTGAAGTTCCGGGGTTAGACGGTGATACGTTTAAAATACAGGACTTCACAAACCTATATTTCAAAATCGACCCTAAGTACTACTCCGACAACAAATATTTCGAGTACTATCAGGTATCAGATGATGAAACAATCGATTCAATATCATATAAAAAATATGATACTGTAAAAAGGTGGGATTTGGTTCTATTCCTTAACAGAATAGGTTCACCGTTAGAGTTACCTAAGTCTTACAACACTGTTATTGCTAAAGGTGAGATGATGTACAGCAGATGGTATGAAATCCACGGGTTTAATAAACCTGAATGGTTCAATGATGTTAAAAGAAAATATTTTATAACATTAGCCAACACTGAAAATGAGAAATACAGAGTCATAAAACTTGTTAGAAAACCTTATATGACGGACTTCATGTATGAACTCGATGACATATATAAAGCATATGTTAAAGCAAACTCGTAAAGGTGTAATATGTTTTTAAAAATTACAGACTTTCATGACTTACAAGAGATACGAATCAAAATAGACGGGTATGAGATTGTACATGAGGATATAAGAGACCTGGAGATACACTGGCAGATAAACGAGATTTATACTGTAGGTTCTCTAAAATGGGTAGACTCTGTTCACATGATTGAACATAAACCATTAAAAGTAAATGATATAATGGACCTATATTGGAAAGATGCTTCAGGTGAGACCTATAAGCAAAAGTTTGTTATAACTGAAGTTCAAGACGTTAGGACAGAGATAAGACAGAACATAGGTGCTATTAGGTTCATAGATCAGAACACTATAGAGTTCCTCAAAACGTATCACTCTAAAGGTTTCACCCATAATAAAATGGACGAGATATGCAAGTTCTACATCGGCAAATACAAAAAAGACAAAGAACCTAAGTACGATATAACCAAAAAGGTATGGGGAAATGAACAAGGTGATGATTCAAACTCACATGTAGTTCCCGGTGATAGAAGCCTAATGAATAATTTTTATCGTTTCATGGCTGAAGGTGACTTCATTATCTATCAGGATAGAGAACATATAGTTCTAACTGAATGGAAAAAGATAACATCTAAAAGTGCTTTAGATCATAAACTAAAATTTGTACCAGAGAACATGAGTTATATGGGTAAAATGGGTGAATATAAGTCTGCTCCGGCAAACGGTCTTGCGGCAAACATTATCATGCCGGACCATAAAACCGTAAGAATAGATCATACTAAAGGTAAAAAGCTCATCAAATCCGATCTTGATTATAAAAAAGCTAGAGATGATTCAGGTAAGACTGGTGCTACAGATGTAGAATGGGTACAAGGTAACGGAACAAGAGTCATAGGATACTCAACTAATACATCGGACTCACATGATTACTCATATAAGAAATACGTAAATAATATGGTATTGGCTGAGGTGATCGTGCCAGGATGGTCTAAACGTAACATAGGTGACATTATAGAGTTACAAATGGAAACACTCAATATCAATGAAGATATTGATAAGAACATGTCAGGGAAGTGGGTTATAACTAAGATGATAGATAAGGTGGCTCAAGGTCACTTTACTCAGTTACTAACAATTGCTAGATCAGTAAACAAATAAGGTTAAATCATGTTAGAGATAAAAGACTTACGTAATACAGTCAAAAAGCAGAAGTTTTATCGAGCTGTAGTAGAAGATTATAAAGACCCAAAAAAGATGGGACGTGTCCGTGTGAGAGTAGTAGGTGTCCATACATGGGAGACATCTGAAGTCCCTACAAACACACTACCTTGGGCTGAAGTTCTAACAGATAACATGTTTGGATGTAATGCGGGTGTAGGTACATCTGCGGTACCACTACAAGGTACATGGTGCTGGGTATTCTTTGATAATGACGATTACAACTATCCAGTTATATTTGGATTAATAACAGGTAAAGCAGTACAACCTGATGCAGGTGAAGGATTTTGTGACCCGGCAGGTAGGTTCCCGTATAAAGACAGATGTGACGAACCTGACATGCACCGCCTATGTAGGGTTGAAAAATTAGATGAGACTATAAAGAAACCTCAAGAAGATAACAAAGATACACTCGAAGAGTTTATTAGCGGAGTGATCGAATTACCTGAGTTACATTCTAAAGCACAATACCCGGACTGTACAGTACAGGAGACTCAATCGGGTCATCATTTTGTAGTTGATGATACTAAAGGTAATGAACGTATATTCAAATGGCATAGAACGGGTACTTATTCAGAATGGAAACCTGACGGTTCGGTACAGTACAAAGTCAAAAAGGATAAAAAAGAGACTATTGACGGTCATAACGAAGAGCATATAAAAAAGTATCAGCAAACTATTATTGAAGGTGATTATCAATTACATGTTAAAGGAACACAGTCTACAGGTGGGACTACAGGTAGTCAAAGAATAGTTAACAACGATTCACTTGAATATACGGGTGGTGACAATGGTAGATATATATCAGGTAAAGAGCGTAAAGAAGTGTCAGGACAATCAGAACAAAACTACGGTGGGACTCTTAAACAGAAAGCACCTACTATATATCTAAATTAATAAGATGTGTAGTATAATACATAAATCAAACATAAGGTAAAGATATGTCTCAATATTGTTATAATAACGTGTTTATTATGAAAAGTAGGTTAAGAAGTCCTATTACAAATCCGGCATATATTGATAATTTTTCTAGTGGTGTAGACCCTGACATATGGATTAATCTTTATTCTAGGTGGTTGGCTAGAAATGAAAATTGCTGTAAGAACATATTCGATCAGATGGAGTTGGATAAAACATTTGACTTTACTCTATATGACGTAGATAAGAATGGTGTTCCCGATAATTTTACTCTTGACGACCCTAGATTGCTTAAAATAAAAGACGATGTTTTAAATAAGACTTATTATGTGTTCGAAAAGACATGTAAAAGCATGACTTATATGGACGATACACGAGATGCTGATGGAACCCCTATATACAGGATAGTTAATTTTGACGCTTCACAAACGATCAGAGATATTATAACTCTTCAGGATATGGATATAGCAGATCCTACATTCGAAGACTATAAGAATAAGTTATACAATACATGCTGGGATGTTTTAGATGTAGATGTCCAACTGATGAAAAAGAACGACTTAGTATGGTTTGCTAACGACCCAGCTAAGTCACTCATACTGAATAAGATCATTTTAGACCTAAATAATCCACTAAAGAATCCTTTGTTGTTAGATAATTTCGACAGTGGTATCGACCCATTCAAGAACAATAAATGTACACCTGGTGTACAACGCATAGTTATACCTCCTAGAGTAAATCAAAAGGTGTACGATAAGATGATGGACGAAGTTGTAAAGGATCCTACAATAGAGACGTTTTATCCTACATTCGTTAAGTTTAACACAGATGGGATATATAACCCAGGTCCTATTTATGACTCAACGTACAATTTCGGGTTCAACCCGAAAGATGGTACGACTGTAATGTTATCAGACGACGGTACCGATATGAACGGTAACTTTTTGATTGATGAGGATACTATCACTGATAAAATAGATCAAGGTGACTTAGTTGAGTTGACTACTTCAACCGTACCTGCTGTTATATTCAGAAAAGACGATGATTCAATCACTTATTATGATGTAGACTTGGGAGAAGTTAGAGAGATACCATTTGACTGGAACGGGGTATGGACTAATTTAGCACTTCTTGCGGCAAATAATGTCAGAAACCCATCATACGATGCTATGCAGGAAGACATTTGGGAACATTACTTAGATAAAATCGACGATAATCTTTACAAGTTGGCTACTATCAGAGACATACTAGAAGAAGTTAACTCGGCATTAATCGCTTTAATAGATTATCTTGACGAGGAGACATGTATTAGACTATCTGCCGCATTGAGTATCAAAGACTTGGATAGTCTATTGAATATTCTAGGATTTGCTGAATGTTTACTCAACAACTTTAGAGAGATTTTGTTAGGTCTAAGAAACCTTTCTAACATTCAGAGACTTATAACTGCCGCTTTTGGTGCTATTCTAGGTAATATCACTGCTACAGGTGATATTATGAATCGTCTACAACAGCTAAGACAACAAGCGATGCAGTTCTTATCTATGTTAGATCAAGGTGTAGGTGCATCATTTGACATAGGTAATGGTGCTCTACAGTTAGACGTAGGTGTTTCACTTGATGTTCAGTGTCTTCTTGCTAAAACATTACTTGACGATTATTTAAGAGACGGATATGATATACTCATGGAAATGTTAGCAAGGGGTGCAGAGTTCGATGAGATTCTTGAAGAGTTAAAACGCTTAAGAAAAAATTTAGCAGGTGAAGGTATTAAGAAATGTTTAGATCGGTATTATCCAAGCACTCCTACATCATCGTCTAAAACTAATTACGGTATGTGGTGGACACCAGGTCAATTTTAAGGAGTTATAATGCCAGCAGCGCATAGATTAGGTGATATATGTTCAGGTCATGGTGTATGTCCACCGAGACCTACGATAGCGGGTTCGGAAAATGTTATGATTAACATGTTAAATGCTCAAAGAATAGGGGATCCGTACGATCCTCATTGTGCACATGACAGTCAGTGTGCACAAGGTTCACCTGACGTTATGATTAATAACATAGGCGCTGTAAGATTCGGTGATGCGGTATCATGTGGAGGTGTCGCTAATATGGCATCTGAAAACGTTTTCATTAACGGATAAAGGATAAGAATGAAATTATTGAAAGTGATGCGAAGTTTATTCACTACCAAAAAACATAACGATGTTGTACCTGTACATAACGCTGAGATTGTTACAACAAAGATTATGGAGATGATTCAGTCATGCTATTATGACGAAAAAACTAATACCTTAGTTGTGGACTTACCTACTAACTTGATCGTTACTACTCAAGGTTCTCAGATGTTTGTGGCAAAAAATGGGTTTAAGATTGATTTAGCGGATAAGATACATCTCAATCCTACTGTTCATCCAAAATCGAAACTCTCTATAAATAGAAAGAATAGTAAACTTAACGACATCATGGATGTATTTGAAGAGGCTATAACTAAACAAATAGAGAGATAATATGTTAGGATATCACGACATTTCATCAACGAACCCTAAAAGATTCGATGTTGAAGCTGACGCTGTTAGAAACTCACTTAAAAACATCTTATATACTCGAAAAGGTAGTTTCCCGGGTAACCCAATATTCGGGTCGGACCTACATGAGTATGTCTTCTCTCTAAATGATAGTATCACCAAAATCCTCGTCACAAACTCAATCGAAAATGCCGTTAAATTATGGGAAACCCGTGTTAAAATTCGTAGCATAAATGTAGAAACCATACCTGAGTATAACAGAATGGACATTTATGTATACTACACTTTAGCAGATGACGTTACCGGTACTGTTTACACACTAAACATTTCGATATAAGGGATAATTATGAAGAAATTCATACCATATACAAGCGATGAGATTGCTAATGAACTCAAAAACCGGGTTATTGAAGCCGGTATTATAAACGAAGTAGACTTACAACCTGGTAGTAATACTAGACAAATCATCGACTTGTTATCATATGTAGGTTCAGTAATCAATACGAACACTACATTTGGCGTCAACGAAATGATATTGACACAAAGTACCAAGCGTCAGAACATTTTAAAGGTTGCTAGACAACTAGGTTATGAACCTCATAGAAAATATTCATACATCTACAAAATAAGATTAACAGTCAAAGAGTCTGGACTGATATCATTACCTACATTCACTCGGTTCATAAGCGGTAATAGATACTACTATTACATGGGT